TGGATACCATTTAACAAACAGGAGACAATATGATAAGAGAGAAACAACAATCAGATAAAATGATAATAGACTTAACAGGTCAAGATGGTAATGCATTTTGCTTGATAGGACTTGCAAACGATTTATGCAAAAAATTAAATCGTATGGGTGCAAAGTACAATTTTGATTCTATCTACAAAGATATGACACGAACAGATTATGAAAATCTAGTTCGAGTATTTGATGATAATTTCGGACATTTAGTAATACTGGAGAGGTAAATTATGACATACGAACAATTAAGAGAAAGAGTTGATAACATAGTATCACAAGCAGAGGACAATGTTACAAATGTTATTAATGATTACAATGTAGACAATGATGAACAGATTGAGATTGATACAACAGATTTGTTTAATAATTTTGATACTCTAAAAGGTCAATTAGAAATCATGTTGGAGAGTTCATGACACTATTAATATTCAGATTAACAGTTTTTATATTTGTGGTGTATTGTGCATTTCATTTAAATGATATACATGATTGGATTTGTACAAAATTAAGTAATTTAAGTTTAACAATATTTAGGAGATAACTATGATAACAAGACAAGAAATAAGAACAGGTTTTGCAGCCTTAGAAACTAAAGAACAAAAAGCAGAGTTCTTACGACAACATATGGAACAAGAACGAGAATTGCCAGAGTTGTATGAGAATCTAGTAAATGCAGACGGTGAAAAACTATTTAACTTTAAAGGACTATATGAAAGTTGGTCTTCTGATTCACCTAAAGATTATGTTAGTATGAAAAATTATGGTATGACTATGAGAGAATATACTATGAAGAAGATTACTAAAACAAGTAAAGATAAATCGACAGAAGAAATGATTGAAGATGTATCAGTAGAGGTTCCTAATGTTAAGGAAGATGATGTATCTAGAATCGTGGGAGAAATGAATGAAGTATAATGAAGACCAAATACTACATGAGATAGGTGTCTATATTCAAGGCACCTATAAACAACATTACAGTACCACAGAAGATGGTATGCAAGTTCAAGATATGTTGCGACATTTAGATATAGATAAAGATTTCTGCCAGGCAAATGCGATTAAGTATCTTTGCAGATATGGTAAGAAAGACGGTAAAAACCGTAAAGATTTATTAAAGGCAATACATTATATTGTATTATTAATGAGTAGTGAGGACACAGCAAATGAAAAGTAAAATTATAGAAAAAGATGGTAAAAAGTTTATACGAGTAGGAGATTTAACTATTGACCCTAACAATAAAAACACCTATAATAATAAGAAAAAAGAAAAACTAAATCAAACAGCATTAAGAACATCTTTCAAAAGTAGGAAAGTGCGAGGATTACATATACAAGAACAACCTCTAATGGTCAGAAAATCTGATATGACCGTCATAGTAGGAAATAGTAGAACACAAGCCGCTGAGGATGAATTTGGTCCTGATGAATTGATGTGGATAGAGTGGCATGAACAAAAAGGAAAAACCTCTAGACTTCAAGAAATACGAGATAGGGCAGGTTCAAATATTTTTAGACCTCATGATTGGAATGAGAAGTATAATATTTTAAAAGAATATCGGGATGCTTATCTTTCGGAAATGGGAATGGATATGGAAACTAGAGAATTTAAAAGATTATGTAAAGAGTGGTCAACAACGCCTGAATCATATAGAATGTGTAAAGAGATTGTAGATATACAAGGAGACACACAAGATTTAATTGATTTAGATAATAAAGAATCAAAACATGGCACTTCTTTACAAGAAGTTTACAAAACAATAACAAATTGGCAAGCTGCACAAGCAAAACCTAATCCCAATGCGATAGATTTTGGTAAACTTTTAACTAAAGTTAAACCAGATGTAACTGATAAGGCAATTGGTGATTTAAAAGAAGAATTGAGATATATTAGAAAGCGTATATTAAAAAATAAAAAGCGTAAACATCCTGTAAATTTAATATTTGATTCTAAACTAGGTTGGGAAAAAGGTCAGTTTACAGGAGTTGTTTCAAACTTTGCTCAATCTTGTTTTGCAAATGCTCTTGATGAACATTTTAATGTACAAACTCCTATCGGTAAAGAAGGAGACGCTGATATAATATTTCCTGATTTAAATGTTCCACATTGTGAGAAAGTAAAATTAGAAATAAAATCATCTTCAATAGAAGACGGTAAAATTAAAGGTAATATGAGGGCAGGTCAAATGAAAAAAAACTGGCATATATTTATCTTACATCAAGCAGAATGTACAAGACTTGCAATTATGATGGCACCTGTTGATGGTGATATATGGTCACCGATTAAGGGTAGTAATAAAGTTGAAACTACATATCAAACAATATTAGAAAATCATGAAAAAGATGTTGTATTTTTATTAGGTGATTATTATTATGATAATAGAGGAGATATTCAAATAGAGTATGAGAAATTTTAATGAAACCTAGAAATTTCGTACAAAAATGGTTAAAACGGTTTTGTAAATCTACCGTTGAGGTGGATAAGAAAAAGCGAGATAAACGAGGGTATGTCAAACATAAAAAAGATGAAAATAAAGCTTGACAAACGCTTTGAAATACCTTATAATACAAAGAATTACTATAAATGTAATAGTCATGTGGACTTAAAACACACTTATATAACAACAAAGAGGAAAATATAATGGCAAGAGCTAGACTAAGCAAAAAAGAAAAAGTACTAAACTTACTATCTAAAGGACAACCAGTATTCTGGAGAACCCTAAGAAGTAGATTTGATTTAACATCACCTAGAGCAATGGTTGATACATTACGCTCAGAAGGACATATGATTTATATCAATGAAAACACAGGTACTAATGGTAACAACACTTCATATCGTATGGGTACACCATCTAAAGCGATTGTGGCCGCTGGTATCAAGAAACTTTATGGAACAGGTTTCGCTTACAGTTCTTAATGTGAGAATGGTGCCCTTCGGGGCACCTACCCCATATGATAATCAGTTACAAGTTGGAGGCAATTCTAATGTATCACAAAATAAGTTCAATGTGCGATAAAGTACGAGTAATTTATGAAAAGTCAGAACAATTACGAATAGCAAAATATGGTCATAAAGATGATGTTACTGAAAGAGAATCAGATAATGACATTGACATGATGATTAAAGACATACAACAGTTATGTAGAGAGATAGCAAATGATAAAGGAAAATATAATAGGTATCCAGCAAAAAAGAATGCTTAGAACATTCGCTATCGTATTGATTGGGTTGTCCTTACAAGGATGTTTGGCAACACGGTCACATATCGGCGCCGGTTTAGGTGCAACAACAACGACAGTCGCCTGTGTTCAAATGGGTATTGACAATCCATATGTAATTGCAACATGCACACTTGCAGGTGCATTAGCAGGTGCCGAAATGATGTATGATTCAGACTATGATGTTCACTATGGTACTTTTGTAGACCATATGAATGTTGCAACATCAGGTCAATCATATACAAATTGGTTCAACAGAAAGACAGGTAATAGTGGTATAATAAAAACAACAAATTTATATCGTGAAGGACCTTTTAAATGTGCTAGTTATAATGTGACCGTTGATATTACAAGTCCATGGCCAGTTATTGGTATGGGTAATATTGATAGGAGAGTTGAGCATGGCAATGCATGTCAATTACCAGACGGACGCTGGGTAGAGAAACCATATAAAAATCCTTACACAGGTAAATGGGAGGTAAGAAAATGAAAATGGATGACCACACTTTAGCATGGATTGCTTTTATATTATTTGTAGTTCTAATGGGATATACAGTTAGTGTTGCAAATGCAGGTGAAGAATATCACCCTAAAATAAAACCAATAAAACAACAAAATTGTTTTACAAAGATTACAACAACAATTAAAGATGATGTGGTTACAAAAGAAGAACAATTAATCTGTGCAGACGGCAGAAAAAACTTTGATGAACCAGGTTATTGGGAATTGTATTCAGAATTTTATTATAGAGATACAAATACTCCTAGGTATTGTAGATACTATGATAGACCGAATCATGCTTTTAATACGCCAGGAAAAGCATGTCTTACAAAAGATGGCGATTGGGAGGTCCAATGATAAAAAATGTGATAATATTTACTTTGGCATTTATCATTATAACTATGACTGATGTTACAATTGAAGAGGTTGTGATACATCTTAGTAGTAGTATAAATAGTGTTATTGACAGAGTGATAGGAGTAATATAATGAAAAACATAATGATAGTTGCCTTAGCACTAACATTAGGTGCATGTACATCAACAATGAATAATCCAATGTACGCTTTAAAAAGTGAAAGTGGTGATGTTGTTACACAAGTACCTGGTTGGTTTATGGCAGATTATACAAACATGAAAATGTGTGGTGATGAAACTCATGAAGGTATGTGTATATTTGGGGCAGGTACTTCAGTATCGCCTGATTTAAACCTTGCGATTGAGAAGGCAAAGATGGTTGCAAAATCTGAAATTGCTGATATGATAAAAGGTACCATGAATAAACAAAGTAAACAGTTCATTACTGAAGTTGGTAAAACTCAAAGTAAAGAAGTGGTTACAGAAGTTGAAAGTGCCATTGTCAATTCTATCGAAAATACTCCTGTTCGTGGGTATGAAGTCTTTAAACAAGATGTAGTAATTACTAAAGATGGTAATTATCGTGCATATGTTGGATTAAGGTTACCTATGGGTGAGTTAAACAAAATGTATAACTACACAGTAGAACAGGCTGTGGATGCTTATCAGACTAGAGATAGTCAAGCAAATACAATATGGGATGATATGATGTCATCCAATGAGGAAATAGAAAATGAGAATAGTACTGTACAGTAAAGATAGATGTACCTATTGTTCTAAGTCCAAGGTTATGTTAGATAACCTTGGATTAAAATATACAGAAAAGAAATTTGAAAATTTTGATTCTGTTGAAAGTTTTAAGAAAGACATAGGTAAAGATGTTAGAACAATTCCACAAATAAAAATTAACGGAGAATTGATTGGAGGATATCATCAGTTAGTTGAATACTTAGATGACCAAGGTCTAGTTAATTTCAAAGGAGAAAAAGTTGACCAAAGATAAAGACAACATAATACAGTTTCCTGGAACTAAAAAGAACAAGATTTCTGAAGAACAAATTAATAATTTGATAGAAGAAACAAATTATCATAAAGAAGAATCTGAAATGATTGAACATACTATTGATGAGATTGCAATAGATATAATCAGACATTTAGTAGATATAGGTTGTGATATAAATAAAAAACATTTCTATGGCGATTTAGCATTAGTTACAGAAATCGTAAGAGGTATGATTATGCGAGATTTTGATAAAGAACATCTTTCACAAGCCTTAATTGATAAAATAATAACAATTGAACACAATGCAAATGGCGAAGTACAGCCAATAATTAATTATAGTAAAGTATTAACACAAGAAGATTTGCCAGGACGAAAATTAGATTTTGGCGATGAATCTGAATTTCCTGATGGTGAAAAAGAAATTGTTTTTGAACCAGACTTTGAGTTTCCAGAACCGGAAGATGATAAATGATTTTAGTTGATTTAAACCAAGTGCTTATATCTAATTATATGGCACAGACAAGAGGACAGAAGGCACCTAATATAGATATGTTTAGACATATGGTGTTGAATAGTATTCGAGGATATAATTTAAAGTTTAAAGAAGAATACGGCACACAAATCTTATGTGCTGATTCGGCAAACCCTTGGAGGAGAGATTACTTTCC